TTCGGCGATAGGCACCCGTTCGTGGTGCTCCCGGTTGTGGCACTCCTGGCAGAGAAGCTCCAGGTTCTCGAAGTTCAGCGTCACCGCCGGGTCGTGGATGTTCTCGGGCGTCAGGTGCACCCGATGGTGCACAACCTTGCCGCCAGCCCCGCACCGCTCACATAGCCCGTGCCGGTAGGCGATATAGGCCTCCCTGCACCGCTGCCACGCCCTCGATTTGTAAAACGACCTCGCCCATGGTTGCATGTTGCCGTCACGCCCACCCCGCACCGAGGCCGCGGGCAATCCCGACCGCTCTCGTCCAGCCTGTCTCGGCCATCGCCAGACTGATGGGCGATCCAATCACGCCCCCGCTTTCACGTTGGTGAAGACGGCAAAGGCGTCTCGCGGGAAGAATACCATGCCACCCCGGCTCATCTTTTGGCCGTTGTACTCCCGCTTCACGGAGTCCAAGTCGTCGAGCCGGGCGCACAAAACATCGCCTGTCTGCTCCTCGTAGATGAACAGCCATACTTCGCAGCCCGTGATTTCCTGCACCCGTTTGTAAGCCCAATAGTGTCGCTTCGGGATGCCGTGCTCCAATCGCCCGGTAAGCCGGGTATACGTTGCCGCCGCCTTCGTCTTCACCTCTGCCCAGCGGCGGATGCCGTCCCTGGCGATGTCAAGGTCGGGCACCGGAAAAGCCTCGCGCAGCCCTTGCAAACGGGGCGGCTTGTCTCCATCTTCGCCCGAGTAGTCGTAGCTCGGGATTACGAACCACCCGCGAGACTGCAGCAGTTCAGCGACTAGCCGCTCGCCGGTGCGACCGCGCTGAAACTCTGCCGTCTCCCGAAACGCAACCGCAGCCCTCATAGCCGCACCACGAAGCCAAACTTCTGGAACTCCTGCGCGAACTTGTCAGGCTGCGGCCCCATGTAGAGCACGGCCTGGCCCTGGAGCGGCGCACCTTCCTGTCCGTCTGGCGACCAGAACCGGATGCGACCTCGCGGGAAGCAGATGGCCGCCGCCACCGTCGCCAGAAGTTGGAACCACGCCGTTTCGGTGGCGTTGTTCACTAGCACGCAGGCTTCCCGCACCTCACCGGCCCGTACATGCGCCACCAGCTTCTCGCAGAACTGCTGAATCAGCGGCTGCGAGTAGGGCGGGTTCATCCAAACCCGGCCCGCCCATGGCTGTTTCAGGCCGTCATCCTCGGCCGTGAAGTACAGCGTGGCCTGCACCACTTCGTTTGCCAAAGGCGAGGACGCCGGATCCAAGTCGATGCCGCCCATGACGCCCCTAGCCGCCTCGATGTACTCGGGCGGCGTGTACCACTCGTTGTTGCCGCTGTTGTAGGCCACGTGCGGCTTCGGCGCAGATGCGGCCGCCACCACAACGGGCGCTTCCAGCGCAGGCTCCTGCGATTGCGCGGCGAATACAGATGCCTCCGCGGGGGCCTCTTTGGCTTCCTCAGCCTCAACCTTGGCCGGGGCGGGCTGAGTAGCCTGTGCCGGGGCCTCCGCTTTGTGTCTCTCCGGCAATTCAACAGGTGCAGGCTTAGTGGCCGGGTACTGCTTACCGTCTGCCCCGGTGACGGTGGCAGGTGTCGGATTTCCGACACCTAGCAAATCTTCGCGTACGGTGTCATGGTGAACCCCCAACCGCTCGGCAATCCTCCGCAAGCTCCACCCCTGCTGTCGCAGCCTGACCACAAGCTCCCGCCGTTGCTCCCGCGTCAGGTGCCGCCGGTGCAGGTTGAGCGCCAGCGCGTGCTCGATCTTCTGCTCCTCGGTGAGCCCTCGGCGAACAACCTTGGGCCAGTCGGTGATGCCTAGCTCCTGACACGCCCGCACGCGGTGGTAGCCGTCGAGGATGTTGCCGTCCTCGTCGTACTCCACCGGCACCTGCACGCCGCGCTGGGCGATGTCGGCCTTTAGGGCTTCGTACTCTTCGGCCGACAACTCCGGTAGAACTTGATACCGCTCCGTCACTTTCAAGAGCCTCACTCCTCCGTGTTGTGTCCTCCGTGTCGGCAAAAAGAAGGGCTGGCAGCCACGGAGGAAACTGCCAGCCCATACCCCGCCGCCGAAGCGGGGAAACTTTGTTCCCGGTCGTCACGATACGCCCTTTCCAGGCCGCCGAATGATGACCTCGAACGCCTCGCCTTGGTACAGCATCAGCCGCATGACCTGGGCAATCTCGCTCGCCGGGATGTCCAATTTCAGCCGCGTGCTCCCGTCTCCCCCGATGCTGATCGCACTCTGGATCATCGGGATGCTCGCCATCATGCGGATCTCATCGCGCTCGCTCACTCAATCCTCACCCCCAGCTCTTCGAACTTCTTGAGCAGATCCTCCAACAGCCAGCCGTCCCTATAGGCAACCCTGGCGACGAACTCCCGTCTCGGGATCCGCCCCTCGTGGTATCCCCGATGGCAGTCGGGGCAGAGGGCGACCAGGTTCCACCGCTCGTCGCGCCTCCGGCCTCCACCCATCCCGCGCTCCGCTATGTGGTGGACCTCCAGGTGCTCGCACCACCTGCCGCAGTACTCGCACCTGTGATTGGCTTGCTCACGTATCTCCCGCATCGTCTCAGGCGAGATGACCTGCCCTCGGCGCGGCCTATTCCGCCGTTTGCGCAGCGGCGTCTTCCGTCGGAGCGGTGTGCGCTTCATGGCATGCCTCCAGGCGTCAAAAGGCGAGCCCGGAGCACGTGGCCCCGGGCTCTCAGTAGGGAGGTGAGGAGGTGGTGCGAGAGGGGCGCGCATCCGGGGGTCGGATCACCAGCCCCGACAAGTCTTAAGCCGGGGACCTCCCCGCCTCCCGGGCGCGCCCCGTAGGTGCAAAAGTGAGTCGCGGCCCCTTCGCCGCAAACGCAGCCTCGATGCGCTCAAGATCATCATGCGTCAAAGGCCGCACGGTGACTGGGCCGGATGTGGTACCGCTCCCAGGATCTCGCAGGGGATAGAGGAGCGCGCCAGGCGTGATCCTTCTCCCTCGCCAGCGCATCGTGATGGAACCACCGAGCGGAGGCTCGCTCATAAGCTCCGCCGGGATCTCCCGGGGGTCCGCGCACACCCGGCCCACCCCCAAACGCAAAAAGGCCCCGGCATCTACCGGAGCCCATTGCGCTCTCCAAACTCTTATCCCAGTATACACTGTAGCATGCCCAAAACCGGTCGTCAACTACGTAGTCCCAGGAAATTTCCCGCGCGCGTCACGCATCCCACAAGCGGAACGCCCCGTAGAAAATGCCCAGCACCCGATCCCTGGCCTGATACACCGCGCTGCCTCTCAGACCCAAACGCTTGCCAATCGCGTCCCAGGTCCAGCGCTCGCCATAGCGCATCCGCACCAACGCCCGATCCCGTGGCGTCAATCGCCGGAGCACCTGCTCGATGATCGCGGCATCCGTCAGCGCTTGGCTGTGTTTGCTGGCCCAACGCTCCTGGGGAGACTCACGCGTTCTGGTGGGCGGTGTCAAGCTCACGTATGCTCCGCTGATTGCTGCCGACGGGTACTCCAGACGCGCGAGGTAGTAGCTGTAGAGTTTTCCCTCGATCACCCGGACGGCCTCATCGTACGTCATGGCTCACACCCCCGGCAGGGAGTCCGACATCACGTGCCGAACTCTCATTCGGAGCACCTCTGAGGGCCGCCCGGGCGAGGGCGGCTTTCTCGCGTCTAGGCCCTCATCAAAGCCGCGATCATCCACGCGATCTGGATGATTGCACCCACCGTCGGCAACACGCGCATGATCCCCTTCTTGCCGTCATCAGCGATTGTGAGCATCGTGCCCACTGAGAGGAGCACGACCAGCGTCCAGCCTGTGATGCGCCACCAGTCCATGCTGCTTCAGCACCTCCGCACCCCCGACACCGACACCGTGACATCTTTCCCTTGACTCTCTCCCAGATTCTGCTGGAATAAGAGCTTGACCGGCCTCGACGTGTCCCCAGCTGGCGACTGCAACCCCTCGAGCTCCAGCAGGTTGCGCAAGCTACCCGGCATTTGATACAACCAGTCCACTAAGTCAGACCAACGCTGTGCCTCATCGGTGGCATTGCGCCGCTTGATTCGATCCAGAGGTGATTCGACCGCCCTAAGTAGTTTGAGAAGCGCTTCTTCTGCAAACGGTGCACTCTCCAGGGCATCTTGAACTGATTGCCGCATACTAAGCGCAGCTTGGCCGTTGACCCACTCCAGAAGCCCCTCGGCATCGAACATCAGTAGCTCATTGCCGGAAGCCTGAGCAAAAGCCGCATACGCCTCAGCTTCATCAACCATGCGCTGAAGCAAAGCCTCAAACCTTTTGCGGACAGTCGATGGCTCAACACTCCACGTGAGCCGCTGGCCGCCCACTCTCCCAGTGCCTCCTTCCCCTCCGCCACAGCAACTTGGCCACTCCCACCATACGGCTCGACCAAGCCACTGTGCCACCTTGCCACCCCCAGGAAAAGAATCCTGGGTTGGGAAGCCCTGCTCACCGTCGCCTCTTAACACGGGCGCGCCTCCTCTTTCTCCAGCCCTCCAGGAACTCCAAAAGCCACAGCATGGCCTCGAGGGCCAAGGCAATGGAGGCAACCGCCAGAACTGCTATCGCCGCCAGCGCGATGACCGGGTTGTGCGCCACGATATCCACATCCATAACCGCCAGCGCCGTGAACGGCACGTTCACCCCTCCTCACCGCATGCCGTCCAGCCACTCCGCGTGCTGCTGGCACACCCGCTTGGCCTCGGTCAGCAGGCGGAACGGCTTCTGGCCTGGATTGAGGGAGATGCCAGGCTCCAGTCGCGTCCACTCGGCCTCTTCAAGCGGCGTGTCCGACTCCATGGCTTCACGCAGCTCGTCCAGGCCGATCACTTCGGGCCGATAATAAGCAGAGTACTGCGGCAAACGGTTGCCCCGGTCGTTAGCGTACCAGCGGGTGATCATGTAGTCCCCCGCGCGCCATTCGTTCGGAGAGATGCGCTGCCAGCGGAGCCGCACCTCACATAGCCTCCTCTCGCACTCGCTCCACCTCGATCTCGATCCGGGGACGATCCCGGTCCACCTCCGCCGCCATCACCTGCGGGAGCACGTCTGCATCGTCCACGTAGACCACTCCCTGCATGGCATCCAACAGAACCTTGTGGGCATTGTGCGTGTCGCGCCGCCGCCGATCTGGCCAGTAGTACCAGAGGCGGACGATCACCTGCCGCCCCTTCGGCGTGCACCGCCAGCCCTGCCGTTTGGCCGCCTCCCAGGCATACCATCGCACCGTCTCGGCGTACCGCTTGGCCTCCTTGCTCAGGGCTTGTCCGTGCTTGGTGCGCACGTACTGATGATTGACACTCGGCGGAACGCCAGGGACCGTAATACGTAGTACCTGTGGGGCAGGGACCGCTGTCATGCCGACTCCTCCAGGTAGCCAAATCGCTGCGCAACACGCAGGCATGTCCTACACACCTGCGTGCCCTGGGTTTTCGCCAACTCGTGCGACTCATACACGCCCCGAGGCGGCCAGAAATATTGCCGCCCGCAGAGCGATCGAGTTCCGACAGTGTCATAGACATAGCCGTGCCAGGTACCGCGCCTGGCAGGGCTCCATATAATCACCGCCACCGCCTCCTCTGCACAGTGCCTCGGTACTGCCGCCTGTCGACCCGTCGCGTCCGCCTCCGCATCCTTGCCAAAGCCTTCTCGATCCGCTCTTGCTCCCGTCGCACGTCCACCCACTCAGTCGGCTCCTCGCCGTCGGGGAGGCAGAGGCGCACCGGCACCCGCATCACGCCACCCTCCTCGCCTCACGGACCAGTCTCGCCTTGTTGTGGATGTCCTGCAGGAGAGCGGAGATTGCATCCCAATACGTCATCTTCTCGCCGTCCAGGACTACATGGCCGTCACGGGCGTTGCGAGCCAGGATGCTCAATCCCCGCTCTAATTCGCGGAACCCCTCCCGGGCTAGTGCCGAGTACGTATCCAGCCGATTGACCCGGAGCAGAGCGGGATCAGGCTCCGTCCTCGGCTTGGGCGTGTACCGGACCAGAGGCGCGGACCGCCGGAACCTGATCTCCAGCTGCTGCGCCTTATGGCGGAGAGAGTCGTAGGTGCGATCCGGGAAGTAGTCCATCGCCTCGCGCAATGTGAGGCCCGCGGCGGCCAACTCCCGGAGCTTCAGCTCATCCCCGTAGGACCAGGGACGCGCCATCAGGCCGATCTCCCTTCTGGGAGCGCTTGGACACGATCGGCAGCCGCGAGCCGGCGGCGCTGGTCCAGCTCGGCAATCAAACCCCGCTCTGTCTGTCGGCGAATGAGCTGACTCTCCCGCAGGCGCTCGTAGACCTGCCGGAACTGCGCCGCAGCGATCATCGGCTGGTCGGTGTAGGCCATGGTCTCGATGCCTACGGTCAGGAGAGCCTGCCGAACGAGAGGGTGCAGCGCCTCCAGCGCACGGTTCTGGTCGTCGTATGGGCTGTGCTCCCGGGCCGCTCGCCTGGCTGCCTCGTAGGCCTCGTCCACGTCGGGCAGCGGGTCGACGAGCTCGGCCGCCCGCCTGCAGATTTCAGCTACAGTCGGCGGCCACTGGGAGGTACGGATCAGGTCGACCACGGCCCGCTGGGCGAGCTCGTAGGGCAGGTCCTTGAGCATCACGGTGTAGGCGTCGATGGTGTCGTCGGTGAAGGTGACCCGTGGGTAGGCCCCGCGGATCACTCGGAGCAGCCGGAGTACTTGCTGTTCGTTCATGCCAGACCAACCTCCCTCAGACGCCGATCAAGTGCATCCTCGCCGCGGGCTCGATAGTACGGGCTCGCTCTCGCATTGCTCCGCTCCCGCTGGATCTCCACGGCCTTGGCGCACCAGTTGCGTAATCGCAGGCGCCAGTTGGCTTTCTTGGTCGACCGCTTGCCCCGATAGTAGTCCCGGAAGCGCTTGGCCTCTTCAAGCAGGTCCAGGCTCGGGTAGTCCACAGCGAGGGTGCGAATGTGGTCCAGGTCGATCGCGAAGTCAAACGGGTAGCCGGGGATGGACCGGAGCACCTGGAGAGTCCGGAGCTCCGCAGCGGTGTGTGCCGGGAGAACCTCCACGTTGGGCTCCGGGGATTTAGGCTGGGGTGGGTGGCCGGGTTCTGGCGATCCTTCTCCCCCTCCTCCTCCTACTCCAGATCCTGATCCAGATCCAGATCCAGATCCAGATCCTAGAGCGAGCCCTCGCCGAGCACTCGTCGAGCCCTCGTCGAGTCCTTCCCGCTCATCATGCGAAGCCTCGCCGTTAAGCCCACGATCTGTGTTTGCGCTCTCTGCGAGAGCTCCCGGCTTCGTAACCCAGCACCAGGCTTTCTCATCGAACTGCCATTCGGACGGGATGGGGTAGACGGTCGTCTTGGAGGGCCTGTCGATCTTCTGGTGATCCAGGAAGTTGCGCACGCAGAGGTACCGCTTGCCGTCCACCTCGTAGGGAATAAGCTTGCCAAGCTCGATAAGCCGCTTGTTCCACTGTTCGATGGTCTCCGGCGTAACGTCGTGATCGTAGGGGAACGTCTCTTTAGCGATCCAGGGCGCTACGTCGGGGAAGCATCCCCGGTCATCGCAACACCGCACCCAGAGGGCCACATAGTAGAGCCGTAGGTCACGCGGCAAGGCACTGACGAACTCATAGTCATCGAAGAACTCGGGCTTGATGCTCCTGATCCGTGGCACCCCTTAGCCCTCCTCGTATCCCCGCCCCGTGAATGGGGTAGGGTAGTACTGCCCTCTGTGCGTCTCTTGCGGGCGCCCCCGGAGTCGCACCGGGGCTTGTCTCCTGCGCCCATGTGGCGGGACCGCGGCGAGCCCATGTTGTGTGTGCGGCCCCGCTGTCTGCCCCACGGCCGGGGAGGAGGTTAGTCACCGGCCGAAGGTTCTACGTGGTATTGGATTGTCATGGGCGGCCTGGGTAGTTGCACCCCAGTGTCTCTGCTGCCGCCACATCTTCTCGGAGGCCCATGAGCCGCTGTCTAAGTGCGGCTTCGACCAAACACCCAGCGGCGCACAGGGGGTCAGCACCGCGGCAACACTCGCCCACCTCGGCCACAAGCCTCGCCCGTTCAGATTCTCGGGTCGGCCACCACCTATCACCGCCTTTCAGGATCAACCGCACGCCCTCGACCTTGGCACCGTCGCCGATGTCCTCGCGGCCTAGAACGTCGAGTGCAGCGTCCCGCTCCCGCCGCAGGCGTTCGATTTCGTCGAGCAATGCCAGCACGGTATCCCGGTCAAACTCCGCGAAGAAACGTGCGTCTCTCTCGATCAGGAACACTGCAAGTTCTGGTGCGTCTGGCCCCAGGTGCGGAGCATCTACAAAAGCGGCATATCGGGCGTCGTCGCACAGATGCATGGTCAACGGCCCCGGCGTCGCCGCCTCGGCGATACGGCGAAGCTCCTGCAGGCGCTCAGGCGTCAGGTCAGTCATCGTCATCCCGCTCCTCCACCAACTCCACGCCGACGACGAACCAGGGATAGTCCTTCTGGCTGCGCAGAATCGCAGCCAGGGCGGGAACCTCGACCTCGATGTGCTTGTATTGCACCGGCTCCAGCCCGTGCATGGCGTAGTCCGTGACGCGCCGTAGGTAGAAGCGCACCCTATTTGCCACGTCCATCCCCTCCCTCAGCTCCATCTTCACAGACCCTCACGTCATCGCATCTTCGCGGTGGCTGGGCGCAGAGGGCTGAGGCGAACGTTTGAGCGTTGCCAACAACCGCGGCATAAGCCCGGTCTTTCGCCCTCCGCGCTGGTGGCGGGGTTGGTAACCGGGGTGCCCGCCAGTCCCGGGGGTGATCAAAACTCCAACCCGATTGAATGCGCCAAATCAACGTCAGCCCGCACATCGCGGTGCTCTTGCGACGCTGGTTTGATGACGGCGCACGGCTCTGTTTCGAGTCCCCGAAGGGCGTCGGCCAGGGCCTCGCCCAACGTCGGCCCGTGGCCCATACGATCCGGACCGATGGGTCCGATAATCCTCACCGCCCAGCCCCCGCCCGCCATCGCGGGGCGGCAGGAGGCCCAGACAAGCGACCCGTCCTGGGCGAGTTGCTCAATCCGCGAGATAGCCTCGGTGTTGTTCATGCCGGGACCTCCCCCTCGTCCAGCAGGCCATCGAGGCCGTCGGGTTCGTACTCGGCCAGCCGCTCCTCGAAGGCATCCAGGTCGGAATGGGTTGCACCCCGCATGGTGTCCTTGCCGGTCGCACTGCGCCACACAGCCTTGATCGCGTTCTGATCGAGTCCCGCAACTTGGGCGCGGTCGATCAGTTCAGCGATCCGTTCTTTGATGCCCTTTCGTCCCGGTTTGTCTGCGGCGCGTTCTGCCGCCGGCGTCTGCTTTGGGGACGTAATGTCGATGACTTCGGTGCCATGGATCTCGCCGGTGTCAGGGTCAACGCGAACGTGCTGGACGTTGGGGATGGAATCGACTTCGGATTCGTCGAGCCAGCCGAGACCGGCAAGGGAAAGGGTAAGGCGTCGCTTCGCCTTCGTTTCGGCTTTCATTACGGAGTTCGCCAAGGCGTCGCCTTTGAGACCGGCAATACTTACAGCACCAGTGGCGACATCCTCGCGGCCAGTTTTGTCCCGACCATAGACGCGCACGACATACAGATCACCGCGTTGTTCATGCTCTTCCTTGGTAATGGAGATCCCGCGGAGAGCGCGGAGTTGCTCGGCAGCCTCGCGCTTGGCGTAGAGCGTTAGTTTGCCGTTCAGGACGATATAGCCGAACGGCTGTGTGTACGGATTAAGACCGAGTGAATCGCAGACCCGAGCGTAGTAGGAGACGCGCTCCTGCGGCGTTAACCGACTCAGGTCGCCCTCGACCACGACCTTCTCCAGCAGCTCAATATTGTCGCGGGTGAGAGACTGCTCAGGCCGCTCCATCATCTCAGTGCTCACCCCGCTCCACCTCCTTCAACCTGGACTCCAGACGCTCAATCTCTTGCTGGAGAAACCACCGTTTGTCCTGGTAGTGCCCCCAGTCGGGAAAGAATGTCTCCAAGTCGAACAGGCGCCCCCTGAGATGCCCGATCTCGGCCCGGAGCCATTCCGCCTCCGTCGCGTAGTACGGCCGATTCTCGGAGACGGGTGTCTGGTGTGCCTGCGCCCACTTGATGGCCTCTATCTCCACCCAGGTCTCGAACGGCATATCGCACTCCTCGCCCCCGATAACCCACCACGGCCTGGCGATCCGGTACGCGTCCTCAATCGCATCCTCGCCGTACCGCTGGTCATGCCAGGCCAGATACTTCCTGGCGAGGGGGGAGAACTGCTCAGCCATAGACACCATCCTCCACCTCGTACAGCTCCTCATAAGGCGTGCTGAGCATGTCGTCCCAGCACACCGCGCATGCCCATTCCTCGATCTGGCCGTCGGTCAGGTAGCCGCCGCAGTGCTCGTGGGCCGCCCGACCGCAGTAGATACACTCACACGAGTGCTGCGNGNGGANTANGGGCATGCCGCAGACCTCGCACCGCACTCCCATCCCCTCCTTGCGCCCAACGGCCGCTGGCGGTACAATGGGGGCGGCCATTGGGCCAAACACTCACCCGTGCCCCGGCGGAAGCGTCCGCCGGGGCTCTACGTTACACTGACGCAGCCAACTCGCGGCTGAGGGTCTTCATCTCAGCCGCGGTTAGCTCGACGACGACAACATGCTCAGAGCCCTGGGTGCGGATGATGAGCAGCCACCTGTTATCCACTCCACTGGGCCCTTGCACGGCGAACTGCAGAGGCTCGATATGGTCGCGACTGGAGATGATGGCGCTCATCATCGCTACCGCACCTCCCGCTGGAGAGCTTCCCTCATCTCCTGCAGCACCCCAGCCNCCGCCATGTCCTCGCCCGCCATGTAGCGCCGGAACCGCTCTGCGTTGATGTAGTAGCTCCACCGTCCTCCCGGCATCTGGATGGCCGTCCCGAACGGGAACTTGCCCGCCCGCAGTCCCATGCGAAGGAACTGCGGATTGACGCCCATCCGGGCGGCGGCTTCGGTGACCGAGATTCTGGCGCTCATCATGACCGGCTCCCCGCTTTAGTTTCCTCCAGGAAACTATCGGAGAAAAAAATAGAGAACACCCGTTCCGGATCCAGCCCAAGTGCTTCCTTGATTGCCAGGATCTCGGAGACCGTGAAGTTGCCAGGATCCTTCAGGCGTCGCCAAAACGTCTCCTTGCTGATGCCGATTCGGTCCGCTAGCTCGCTGATTGTGGTTCCCCTGCGAACGATCTCTGCCCGTAGCTCGTTTGGCTTCACCTCGGACCCTCCTTCGTTCGGTTTAGTTTCCTTTCCGCAACCCCATATTAACCCAGTGTTGGCATGCCGTCAAGGAGTTTTGGCAACATGGCGATCCACTTTGATGGCGAAAGTTGCATTGCCGACACACCGAGCGGTATAATTGCCGCGGTATAATTGCCATCGTAGGGGGAGTGAGCTAGATGACGCGGGAGGTTAGGAACAGGGGCGAGAGACTGAGAGAAAGGCGCATGGAGCTCGGACTCACATTGGAAGAAGTCGCTAAAGCCGTTGGTGTCTCAAAGAGCACCGTATTGAAGTGGGAAACCGGAACAATCGAGGATATGCGGGTCAACAAGGCTGCAGCTCTGGCGCAGGCTCTCAACGTCTCCCCTTTGTGGGTCATTGGTATCACCGACTCAAGGTCGGGGCCGCCACGCACCAAACGGGTGCCCATCTTGGGATCGATTGCCGCTGGCGAGCCTATCTTGGCCGCCGAGGAGTACGGAGAGTATGTTGAGCTCTCCGAGGATGTTCCGGTGGACTTCTGTCTCCGTGTAAAGGGCGACTCCATGATCGATGCGAGGATCCAAGACGGCGATCTCGTCTTCGTGAGACGCCAGAACACCGTAGAGAATGGCCAGATAGCCGTGGTCCTTATCGATGACGAAGCCACACTCAAGCGGTTCTACCGGACCAAGGATGGAGTGATCCTCAAGCCAGAGAACAGCAAATACGAACCCCTGTTCTTTACGCATCGGGATTTTAGGCAGGTGAGGGTCCTTGGACGAGTGGTGATGTTTCAAAGCTGGCTCTAGGAGGTGGCGAACGGTGCGGCTCCCAAACGGCTACGGCAGCGTCCACAAACTCCCCGGCAACCGTCGGCGGCCGTGGCGGGCTAGGGTCACGGTCGGATGGACGGAGGACGGGCGGCAGCTCTATTACACGGTCGGCTACTACACTACGCAACGGGAGGCGCTGGCCGCCCTCGCGGAGTACCACGAGAAGCCGATCGGCGACCGGCGGGACCTGACGCTCGGGCAGATCTACGAGCAGTGGTCCGCGAAGGCGTACGAGACCCTGGATCGCAGCACAGTCAACGGGTACAAAGCCAGCTGGAAGCGTATCTCGAAGCTGGCGGACGTGCCGATCCGGCTGATCAAGACGAGTGATCTCCAGCAGATCATCGACGACATGGTCAAAGAGGGGCTCGGACGCTCATCGCTGGAGAAAGCGAAGACGCTTTGTGGCATCCTCATGGACATCGCCGTTAATGACGACATCATCGACAAGAACTACGCCAAGGCGATAAAGCTTCCGCCCGCACGAAAGCCCAAAAAGGAAGCCTTTACGGATCTGGAGGTGCGCCAGATTGAACAGCTGGCTGAGTCTGGCGATATGTGGGCCGGCACGGTGATGATCTTAATCTACACGGGCATGCGCGGCAGCGAAATGTGTGGCTTGACACCTTTCCAGGTGGACATTGAATCGTGGGTCATTACCGGTGGCATCAAGACGGACGCCGGCCGGGATCGCATCATGCCTATCCACCCGAAGATCCGGCCCTATGTCGCATACTGGTACAACACGCGGGGCCCCCGCCTAATCCATCGAGACGGCCGACCGATCAGCCTCAATTATTATCGCAAGTACATCTATTATCCGGTGCTCGAACGAGCCGGCATCACCCGGCATCTCACGCCCCATGCGACCCGTCATACCTTTGCCACCTTGCTGGCCCGGGCCAAGATCCCACCGGTCTACGCCCAGGCGCTGATGGGTCACAGCGATTACTCCACCACGGCCAACACGTACACACATCTGCCGCTCGAGGAGCTCCGTGCCGCCATCGAGGCGATCTAGGCGTGTGTATTGTGCGTGTATTGTACGTGTATTACGAGGGTGATTTTGGGCGATCCGCGGCCGATTTTCCGCGGTGGGGGCAAAGTGAAAGGGCCTGCTTCAGCAGGCCCTTTTCGCGTTCTTGGTGGTGGAGCCGAGCGGGCTCGAACCGCCGACCTCGTGAATGCCATTCAAGCGTCGGATGCGATAAGATCGAGGCTTGAAGCCCACGTTGTGTATTGCGTGTGTATTACGGGGCCGCGTGGCGCCCACCGCAGGCAAACAGACGCCCCTGTTTGCGCCGGGTCGTGGAGGCACAAATCAGGGTCTGGGTCCTGGGGCCCATTTGGACTGAAGAGGCGGGGGCGGGCTTGCGGCACAATTGGGACGCAAGAACCCCTGCCCTCTCCGTGGGTGGGGTGGCGATTTCAGCGCTATGCGTACTCTATGGGCGTGTTAGCACGACACTGACGATGAGGCCTACGAAACCTATTATGACCGTCGCTATGAGACCCAACGTGGCCCATCTAGCTTGCACGGTTGATTGCTGGAAATGAACATAGACCTGGTCAATGCGAGTATTGACTCTTTCATTCTGTGCCTGAATCTCTTTGCGAGTAGATTCGAGGCCGTCTGCAATGCGCTCAATGATGTGCTCTATCCGCTGTATTCCCCGCTCCACTCTGGCCTCCGACTCACGGCGGTCCTGGTCTATCTTCTCAAGGAGAGTCCTCAGCCGGTCCTGATCTGCCATGCCTGCACCCTCCTCTAGAGACTGCCCGGTGTACGGGCTATTATACGTCAATAAGCCGCCAGACGCATTTAGGAGCCCCAGGAGAGGACGAGCCCCCATCGAGGCATATGTATCCTGGTGCCCAATCATCTCGGCTCCTGCGGCCTCTAATGCGGTCGCTTTTGGCGAGACCCGCCCCTCGAATTCCGATAGCAGACCTCGCCTCCAAGACCGTTTGGCCCGACACCACTTTTTTCCTCTTGGCGTCTTGACATTGGCTATACGCCGAGTATAATAGAGACGGAAAGACACAGAAGGAGGTAGCATTCATGAACGTTGGCGACTTCATCCAAATTTTCGTGGGCCACGCTGTTTGCGGCTGGGCAATCGGCACTACACGCCTTCGGGGCTACATCACCCTTGAGACCGAAAAGGCCATTCAGTTCCGCCCGGAAAACGGACAGCACACTCTGTGGATCCCGAAGCGCGCCCTGCGCAAAGCCGAAGGCACATATTGCAGCTACAATCTCGCACAGTGGTTCGGTCACAAGGGTTACGAAGCCTGGTTTATCGACCGGTATAGCGATGTTTCCGTCATCGGCGCCTCCCGCTAGGGAGGTCCCGGCGACACCCCGGGAGCCCGGCCAGTGTGCCGGGTCTCCGCTCAAGGGCGCAAACCCATTTGCCCTAGTGAGAAGGTGGAAAGGGTTTTTCCTCGCGGCGTGGCAGGAAGCCGCCCGCCGATGGCTTGAGAAGCTTTGCAACACTATTGGCGACCTCGGGGAAGAGGACCGATCCTCCCCCGTGCCCTAAGAAGCCGCTGCCTCCCAGCCTCGCCAAGAGCAGAGGAAGCGGCCATAAACCCCGGAGGGTCCGCGGCTATTGTACCATGTCGTGACCCTCCGCTTTTTTCCTCTCTGCGTCTTGACATTGTCTGGACGCCGAGTATAATAGAAGTAGAAAGACGCAGGAGGTGGTCAGCATGACGATGTACCACGCCAGCATCTACCGTTTCGACGAGTTTGCCAAGTTGCCTTGCTTCACCGATGAACCCGACGCGGCGCTCCCATACCTCAATGGACATGCTGGCTACCTCTACACGGTGGAGATCGACGAGGACGCTCTGGTCGTGGCCGGGGAGCGGACGGTCCGCCGCATCGCAGCCGGGCTTGGCCTGGACGCCGAATGTGTCTGGGAGCTGCTTGAGGACGAGCCGGAGGTCCGGGAGGCCCTCAAGAAGCGCGGCTACAACGCGGCCGAGTACACCGACCTGGGGCCCGACAACCGCTACGAGCATTACACCTTGATGCTCCTGGACCCGTCCCTGGCCCGGATCGTGGCCGTGGACGAGGTGCGGGAGCAGGACGAGGAGGAGGATGAAGAGTGAAGCAGAAGGTCGCGTTCAGGCTCGATCCAGTTCTGCTCGCCCGTTCGAAACGGGCCGCGGCCCAGGCCGGGACATCCTGGACGGCCTGGGTAGAGGAAGCCATCCGAAGGCGGTTGGCCGAAGAGGCGCCGATGCAGTGCGCCGTCTGCGGCCGGTATCTGGACCCCGATGCCGACGCCGTCGTCTATCTAGGCTTTGGCCGGCGACATGACGGTAAGCCCGGGCCTGGGTGGGTGCTCGCTCTTTGCGGGCCGACCCCGGCGGAGGTAGACTCCCGAGCAGGCTCGCCCTGTGTGGAAGAGGCCCGGCAGAGACTCGGAGACCAGCCGGTTGTCCCGTCCACGTATGAGGAGTGGGCGGGCGTGGAGAGCGAATGATGGTGGCGCCACAAACCCTTGCGGGCCGCATTGTCGTTGCCCCCGCTCAGTCGGGGGCCTCTTCGTCTCCCTGCACGTACTGCGGATCGAGCGCGAGGGCGCGGCGGGACAGGTCGGCCAGGTCCTCGGCGAGCTGGTCCACGCCAGCGGAGGCGTCCTCGGCGACGCGTTCGACGGCCTGGAGGCGCTGCTCATACTGGCCCAGGAGGAGCGTGATCTCCTGGAGACGGTGCGAGAGGCCCAGCACTGTGGCTGCGAGCATACCAAGGATCAAGCCATGCCAGAAGGTCATGACGCCACCTCCTAACCGGCCGCTTTGCACGAGAGCCGTTCGACCAGCTTGTCCAACCTGCTCAGCGTGATTTCCAGCGGCTCCGACGTATCCCACTCGGCGTCATACGGGCCCGCGGGCAGGGAACGCTCACTCTCGTGGTTGGGGTCGCGTCGATCATTGCCGCGACGCCGGATGCGCTCCGCGAGGACAGGAGCAGGGGCGTGGAGGCGAATCAGGACGAAGCCCTCCCGACGCAGGGCCTGCACCTCATTGGCATACCGCACGTCCTCCACGACGGCGTCGCCTGCCGGGAGACGGTCCACGAGGTAGCGCACCCACACGTCCCGGTCTAGCTCACGTCCCAGTCCCCCGATCTGCTGTGCGAGGCGACCGCGGTCCCGCTCTGCGCGGAAGATTGCGTTGACCCCAGTGACGAACTTGGCGCGGAGCGCATCGGAGGCGTCGGGGTAGAGGATGTGCGCCCAATTCCACAGGTACAGATGCCGCTCGTATTGATCGGGTGGGGCATCGGCAATCATGCGCTTGATGGGCGTAGCCAAGGCGTAGCGGGGGATCTCGTAGACAGACCAAAGATGCTGAGCGAGGGTGCTTTTGCCGGTGCCGCGTTGGCCGCAGAATCCGATCCTGATCATGCTACCGCTAACGCCTCCTTGTGGTCGCCCCTGAGGATGATGTGCGGAGGCCCCAGACTGCTCGGTCGATACCCCTTGCGTTCCGAGTAGCCACCCCATCCGAGGAACGCACTGTTGTTGACATGGAGGACCTCGCGCTGCAAAATTTTGCCGTTGCGGCTATCTACAACGAGCTTGCGCTCCTTATACACGATTTTGGCGTGCGAGTGCCCCGAGATGAACACGTCCACGCCCTCCCAGGAGTTGGACAAGTCCTCCATATGGTTGAGTTTGCCACCGGGTCTCCGCGCCCCTGTCGCGCCGTGGGTGTGGTAGATGGTGTAGACCATGCGCTTCAGGTGGCCGTCGCCAGGCCCGAAGGCCACCTTGACCACGCAACCGGCGCGGTCGAACGGGACACCCAGCTCCTCGGCGATCTCCTCGATGAGGTCCACGTCCATCTCTCGGCTCATGCGCTCCTCATGATTGCCTGTCGTGGCAGAGAGGATCCTGTCCGCGATGGGACGGAGAGCACGCACGGCCCATCTCTTGGCGTCCCGCGGCCGCATGGTCTCCGAGTAGATATCACTCTTGCTGCGCCTCACGGCCACGTTGAGCAGGTCGCCGTTGATGATGGCAAAGCGGTTCGGCGCCTCCGAGATCCAGTCGATCGTCTTGCGGAACAGCCGTTCGTCGAACTCCGCGGCTCCAATATGCACGTCGGCCAGAGGTACCAGGATCAGCTCGCGCCACGTCGCCGCCTCGGCCGGGAGGCGGGCCTCCACGTACAGCGGCATGGGGTCACCTCCGGGTCGTTAGAAGCGGTAGGCTACCCTCAGAAAGGGCGTGATGGTGATGGGCGACAGACTCTGCGCCTCTACCCCGGCCTCCAGCGCGAGGCCGCCGAGGAGTCCCAGGATGCTACTCTGCTGGCGCTCGATCAGGGCTTGCTGCCTCTCCACTATGGCGGTGAGCGACTCCACCTGCTGGCGCAGGGCGTCCAGCTCGGCCAAGAGCCGGGCATTACTCGCCTCCGATGCCTCGTAGAGCGCCTTGTACTGGTGAGCGATCTCCACAACTTCCAGGTAGAGCTGAGCGAGCTGCTCATAATCACCCGGAAGTTGCTGGGCCGAAACTGGAGCGACAAGAGCGATGCCGAGCACCACGAGCAGAATCATCGGCAACCGGCGCAAGCGGTCCTGTAACTCACGAGCCTTTTGCAACCGCTCTTCTCTGGCGGCCCGCTCCTCAGCAATCACGTCCGCTGCGCGCTGGGTCGCCTCTCGGGTAGACTCCAGGGCATCGTCTACCTGCCGCCCCGCGGGCCGCTCAACGCGCCGCCGCCCCGCCAGCCCGAGCGTCACCAGGGCCAGCAGGGCGGCTCCAAGCCAGGCGAGCCAGGACTTCACGCGGGCCCACATGGGCCTCACCTCCTATGCGTAGGCGCGATTCAGCCAGCCGTTCAGGAACTTCTGCCGCTTGGGATCTGCCTGAGCCAGGGCACGGTAGTGCGCAGCCGCCTCGGCCCGGAGGGCGGCCAGGAGCATGAGCGGGTTCGCACTGTTGACCGCCTCCAGCGTCTGCGGGCCGATGATCCCGTCGATGGTCACGTCACGCCGACCGCAGGCGTGGAGGGCGCGCTGGAGACACTTGTGCGCCGCCGACGGCCCCATGTTGACGCTGAGGTCTAGCACCTTGGCGGCCACGGTCGCGTCCTCGATCAGGTCGTACTTATACTGCCTCCACCAGTCCCGGTAGTAGATCGCGCAAGCCTGTTCCTCGGTGAGGTTGGCTATGTCCAATTCGGGATAGCTCCGACGGCTGATACCCCATTTGGTCTCCCCGCCCGGGTCGTCGGGGTCGTTGACGTAGCCGCCCTCGTGCTCGAGGACGGCCCCCACCGCCTGGACGAACTTCCAGTCGTTGCGCCAGTGCATCCATCAACCCTCCTCTCCGCGCTCCCGCAACCGCTCCAGGGCCTCCACGATCTGCGGAGGGATCGGGACGCCCATGAGGCCGAGGTTCTCGGTGATCGAGAGGGCCTCGTTTGCGATGTACCAGTAGATGGCGGCCGTCCTGAGTAGCGGCTCAGATGCCCCCAGGAGCCCGTCGAGCACATGGGCGAGGGCGACCAGGATCAAGATCCCGACCTTACCCAGGAGCCCATGCGCGCCGGTCTCGCTGTTGAGCCGCTTCTGCCGCCACGCGGCCGCCACCCCGGTGAGATAATCCAGAGTGATCATGATGACGAGCGCGGTCAACGCGGCGTCCCACCCTCCCCAGAGGTAAGTGGCCGCGGTGCCCACCGCAGCGATGAATGCCTTCCAGACGTTGCCCGCATCCATGTTCCCGCCCCCTGACGCGACGAGGCTCGCCCGAAGGCGAGCCTCTTCCAGCATGAAAAAAGCCCCGGCGAGCGGGGCTGGTATGTTCAGAAGCCTACCTCAGAACCTAAGTTCCACGCCCAGCACGGGACCGTCATAGAAGCGCTTCATAGGCCAGAAACGGTAACCAGCGGTCAGCACGATGTCGCCCAGGCGGTAACCGCCGGTGACACGCCATGCGAATCCGGAGGCAGCGTAGGACGCCTGGCCGGCAGCAAGCCAGCGCCCGAACTCCGCAGACCCTGCCACAAGGACGGCCAGCTCAGTGCCGCTGTCCTGCTCAGCGGTAGCCCGCCGAGTCGCCAACTCCTGGTGCTCCTGATACCCGGGGAGCAAGTTGCCGAACCCATCGTGGGAGACGTCATAGGAGACCTCCCGTCCCAACGAGTCCGTCCAGTAGGTGCGGAGGTACTGCTGGGTCCCTTCGAGGCGGCTCATCCAGGAGCGTAGTCCCGCACCAATACGTACAGGCCCCCACTCCAACGCGGGACCACCCTCCATGACGAACTGCGAGGCCTCCAGATCGCCGATGAAGGACGGCTGCATGGCTGCCCCCGCGCCGAACTTGTCAACCACGATGGACACGATGAACGGGGCGATGGTCGTACCAATCTCCATGGCTTGGTGCCCGTCCGTCGGCCCATAGAGCACTGTGCTTCCCTCGGCCACCGCCGGCCCGGCGGACAGTGCCAGCAGGAGCAGCGCCGCTACCGTCGCTCTAATCCGCATGGTCTCACTTCCCAGGAAAACGGAAACGACCTCCTCGCTCACATTATATCACATTATATCTCCGCGTATACACCCCACCCTTTCATCGCTTCAGGAACGTAAACGTGATTGCACGACGCGTAGCTCGGATCACTCTGTACTCCGGGTTCACGTTGCTTCGCGCGACGCGCCACTGCAACTTGGCGTTTACGTTCTTCGGGTACGTGTCTTGGCTGCCGAACTCAAGCTTGACGTAAAAACTTCCCGGACTAACGGACCAAATCATTGTGCTCAACCCCGCCTCATTCGGCGGTAGCGGGTCCTCCTCCACGACTTGATTGTTTATCAGCAGGCGGGTTTGTGGGTAAACGTGTGCCCAATCGAGGTAAGCATACACAAACAATCCGGTGACGGGCGCCACGGCAACGATCAACAGGGTTCCGGGTTCAGTAACCTCAAAGGTCTGGTCCATGTTCGGCATCGTCACATAAGAAGTCGAATTCGTGGTGACTAGATCGGGAAAGCTGTGCACAACGATTTGGCTGATGCTTTGTGGTGCCAAGTCCCCTGTCTGCAGTTGTCCTGCCGTGGCGCTTACCTCGTCGCTCGCCAGGCTCTTGTTCCCCTTCACGTCCACATAGAACGCCCGCAGGTAGTACGTCGTCCCTGCTGACAGGCCGCTCGTAATCTCAAAATGCGTCTCTCGCCCGCTTGCCACTCGGGTAGCATCAGAAGGCGTGAATCCCGGCGTCGCGGATAGATGCACCTCCGTTGCGGCCCACCGGTTCGCATTGACGGGCGGAACAGGCACGTCGAGCGCCACACCGCGCAGAATACCGTGCGCCACAAGACCTGTCGGCTTTGGCAACACACGCCCGCCGCCTACAACCAGCTCCGGCGACGGCGGTGCCGCTTGCCCCGGCCTCGTCTGCTTCTGGAGCCAACGATGATGCCCGCCGATCACGCGCCCGGCAGCGACGGCCTCCGTGCGGAATTGGCGCGCCTCGAAGTCAAGGACGTGGCGCACACTCTCGACACCGTAGAAGTCGTCGGTACTCGACAGGCGCGGATCGGTCACGACGATGCCCGAAAACACATCGAGTACCGGCAGGAGCGGCAGGTTGAGCTGCGTCGTCGCCGTCATGTCCTTAAGGTCGGCGAGCGCCGCATTTGCAAGCCTCTGCGCCTCCTCCGGCGTGTCAATGAGCGATGCATCTCCCTCCTCGATCTGCATGGCCCGGGGGCCGTATGCGGCGATGGAGGTGTCGTCCTGTACGGTCACGCTCTCGCGCTCGCCTGTGGCCGAGTTGCGGAACGTCACCGTCACGATGTTGCGAATATCGCGGTCGGTGATCTCCAGGTCCTGCGTGTAGATGTCGTCCTCCCAGGAGAAGTGGAAGTCCGCCGTCGATGCATCCTTGTTCCTCGGCGGCTCCATCAGAATGAGCTGCATCCGTCCCGTGTTCGGATGCCAGCGGTAGCCGAGGAACCAGCCGAACTGCGCCGCCACCTGCTGAATGGCGTCCCACACGCTCATATACTCGACGACGTAGGGCGTAACCATGAAACCGGGAGACTCGGAGACAGGACGAGGATCGGACGCCGTGCCGCTTGGGAAATAGAGCGTCACCTCACCCGCACCGAGGTTGTCGTCGATGATCTGCTGGATCACGTCCTCCGCAGGCGTCCCGGCTTCGCTGCCGTACTCGCGAGGCGTCAGAATGTATGTATCCTGCAGCCGCTTCGCGAGATCGCGCGCGTCGCACTCGACCGTCGGGCCGCTCGTGCGGATGCTGTCGCCGAGAAGGCCGTGGAAGAGCGTCGCCCAATACGCGTAGATGGCTTCGAGGAACACGCCCGCCTCAGGCGTCGTCGCAAACGTGATGGTGCCCGCCTCATAGTCGATGGTGTAGTCAACACCGCGCGCGAGCTCTTGCTCCTCTTTGATATCCACCCATGTTCTGCCGGTGAGTTCGGCCCACGTCTTGTCGGCGTAGTCCGTCCAGCGATACGGTAGTTTGAACGTAACCGTCTCTGAATCCTCGGCGACGGGCCTCGCGGACAGGGCAAATGCCGATGTTGCGCCGTCTGCCATGCCGAGATCGTCGACTACGGCGGTCGTCCCCTGCCCTACGGGGCCGTCGATGCGTACTCGCAGGATGACCTCGCGGTTGGGCCACAGGAGGGGTGCGTATTCTGGCGTACCGTCGCCGTCCACGTCGAATCGGTTCCACGCGCTGTCACGATCTCGGGGAGAGAACGAGTCGCCCGGCATGCCCGCACGGTCGTTGCGGAGGGTGAAACTCGCCCGGCGCACGACGCCATCGACTCCGGACTGCCCCGTGCCGATACCGGAGATGTCGCCAAGCTCGACGGTGGCGGACGCGAGATACTCCCGAAGCGATTCCCACGTCACACCGTCAGGGCGTCCAACGAGCAGGTCTGCATAGATTTGTCTCTCTGGAGCAATCGCCGGCATCGTCTATCCCTCGCTCACAGGCGGCTCCGGCCACGTCACGTCGTACGGCGCGCCAGGTTGCTGTGGCACGTCCCGTAGGGCCTGGCGATACACCTGCCACTGTTCCCGTGTGGTGCCCACCGGAACTGGAACGTCCGGGAGCATGATCCAGTCTGTCTCCGCAAGCCTGCGATTTCTCTCAGCGCGAAGAGAGGCCCACGCCTGGGCCTCGCGTTCCTGTTCGATCTGTTCACGTGTTCGCCACGCGGCCTGAACGTTCGCCATTACTCAATCACCTCGGGTTCGGGAAACCGCTCAGATTCCGGCGCATTCGGCCCGTGGAACCTGAGCAACGTCACCTCAAGCTGACCATTCACCCGCCGCGCCGCCAGCACGGGGCAGATGTCCAGCGTCGTCTCCAGGGCCGACACGTCAAGCTCGCCGTCGGGGAGGCCGCTGAAATCAAACCGGTCGGTCACGCCGTCCAGCGTGGCCTCGATTATGTCGGGGGCAGGGACTGTATAGGCTATGTGTCGATCCGAGCGCACAGGGCTGTACCGCACCAGCATTCAGCATCACTCCCGCTACTTCCAGGTCCCTATGGCAATTGCCGCTATCACAAAATTGGTTAGGTCATCAGCGGTCCCCCGTGCGAGATTCAAGTTCACACTGCTTTGTGTTATTGAGACATTATCCTGGTACGCAATTGCGGCCCTGTTATTGGTGCTACCAGCAAAGGCAACCACAACTGGGATGCTGACGAACGCGGCCGGGAACGTCCACTGCCTTCCATCGCTGGGGCCTGCGTACAAGGTGCCCCATGGTCGGTCAATCGGCCCAAAGTCGCCGATGCGGACGTAGCATAGCTGCAGGCCATTCTCCCATCGCACATACGTCCCGTTGCTGTTGGAGCCCATCTCGACGATGCGGGAGTCGAGGAGCGCGGCGATGTGAGGTTGCAGCGCCGTGAGATCGACAAGCTCCGCGACGTAGGGTTGCAGCGCCGTGAGATCGACAAGCTCCGCGACGTGGGGTTGCAGAGGTTCCAACTCCGCGAAGTTCTCTCTAATGTATTGTGCTGAGACTGATAGCAAATCACCGTCGGCAGGTTTGCCTGTGTGCCATGCCATACTTTCACCTCACTGTTCGATGACGCGGAACGATACCTGCACGTAGTCGGGCACGCCCTGCACCCGCGTCTTTGTCCAGCTCGCAGCATCGATTCGGGCGCGCACGGCGTTCGACTCGTCGCCGAAATCGCGATACCACCAGTCACCGTAGCCCCATACGATGGTGCGTAAGTGATTCTCCAGAAGCATCACCTTAGAAAGTGGCATGGGAGGTGTCTCCACCTCCCATGCTCGCTTCGCTGCTATAGCATCACGCCGTTCTTTCCCGCCTGCCGTGCGGCTCGTTTCGGCGATGTCCTCGTAGCTCTCTGTGATACTTCGGACCCTGATGTCGAATCCGTCGAACTTCGCGGATGCCATGTCACGTCACCCCATACGCGGCCATGCGCGCCTGGCGCATCGCCCGTCCCACCGCCGTCGTGATGCGACGGTCGAGGTCGTCGACTCCGTAAATGGTCGAGTTTCGCAGATCGACGTTGATGACGACAGAGCGCCCCATCTTCGACTCAGGCACGATGTACTCGCCCTCGCCGCCCTCGGCAACGCGGACGATCCGGCCTCCCGGCGTCGGCGGGACGTAGCCGCCGGTCGCAAACGACTGCACAGGCGTGGCCGCCTGGAACCGGGCGAGCGCGACTTTGAACCCACCCGGCACGTTCCGGAGGGCCTCGGTCGTCTGCTTTATGGCATCGATGTTTTTCGCGCGCTCCGTCGCTTCTTCCCAGGTCAGGTCGCGCAGCTCTTTCTGCGCGTCCGCCAGGGCTTTGGTGTTCACCTGGAGCCCGAGGAAGAAGTTTGCCGTCCCCTCAAGGAACTTCAATGGCCGCATGCCCAAGATGCTGATTCGCGACAGCGACTTGAAGACGTTCCCGATGGCTCCGACGATGGCGTTCCACACACTCGCAACGCCCTGGAGTACCGTCAGCAGCAGCACCCCGAAGGACTTGATGATCGGGAACGTCGCTTTAAACACGGGCAAGAGAGCCGTCGCAAGGGCGGAGGCCACCATCGTGATCGGCATCAGGAGCGCCTGCACGGGTTCGCCGAGCATGTCAAGGAGCATCGTCAACATACCAATGGGTGTAAGCGCCTGTACGATGCCGCTGCCGAATTGCGCGAGCTTCTCGCCCGCCGCCTGCCCCTGATCCTTGAGCCACGATAGCGCATTGCCCAGAGCCTCCCGCACGCGATCCATGAAAGTCGCCGGCGCGGCGGGTACGTCCGGCCCACCATCTCCTGCAGGAGGCGCAACCGGCGCGGCGCCCGCCCGGAACAGATCGACCAGAGTTCGCACCAGCTCTACGAGGTCGCGCACCGCCGGCACGTCGGCTGCGACCTGCTCAAGTTTCGCCCCCGCCTTGTCCCAGACATCGGACAGCCCGCCGAGAATGCCGCTCATCTGTGTGAGTTGCCCGAGCGTCTTTTCATTGAGCTGCGTCATCCTGTCGGCTTCAGCTTGCACCGCCGCGGCACCAAGAGGCACGCCGAGCTTACCACCTTGGAATCCGGGCGCGCCGAGGAATTCGAGCACCGCCCCCGGGCCCTTGCGGAGCACATCGGCGGGGATGACGGCCTCTTGGCGATGGACGACGCCGGCGATCTCGTTGGGGGGCCCCCATCCTGTCCAGGGAGTGCCGCTCTGATACCCGGGCAGGGCCCGGAGTTGAAATTGCCGGTCCTGCGTCGCCTCACGGAACTCCCGCGCCGCTGCTGCCGGATCCGAGAGCACTCGAATCATGAGCTCGTCCCGACCGCTGATGAAATTCTTGACGGCCCTCCACGCGTCCTTGATCCCCTGTGGCAGACGATCCACCAGACGCTTGGTAAACTCTTCCCCGAATCCGCGGACAAACGGGCCTACAAAGTTCTCCGCCACGAACTTCCCAATTGCAACCGCCGCAGAGACAAACTCCGGCGACAGCGTCACCACTCGGAAGAGGAAGATGAGCGTCTCCGCGACGGCAGCACCCAGGGCTCGTCCAAGTTGCTCGAACGATTTCTTCACTGTTTCGAGGATCGGGTCGGAAACCTCGATGCGCCCTCCAACCACATCGGCGCCGCGCTGGAATGCGGCTACGATCTGCTGCCAGACCTCGGATACGAGGCCACTGAGGCCCTCAAGATTCACACCCGGGATGAAGCTGAGCGCGAGTGCCACACCCGCGAGCGCTAACTTCCATCCTCCCGAAATAGGGAGCAGCGAGATTGCAGCCGCACCGAGGGGAATGGCGATGTTGCTCTCAATCGCCTCTCGGACCGCCTCGCCAAGGCTCTTCTCGCCAGCCCGCACCTCGCGGGCAAGTTCACCGATGTTGAGCACGACCTGCCCGCCCGGACTGCGCTTGAGGCTATCCGCCACGCGGTCGATCCATGTATCCACCCCAGCAGGGATCGGCGGCGCCTCCAGCGAGGCGATCTCCTGGCGGACGCGCTCCCACTCGGCCTTGAGCGGCTCCGTGTCGATTGTGGGCCACTCAACCTCCGGCAGGGTGATCGGCGGGAGCGCCTCAATGGTGGCTTTGGCCTCGTCCCAGGCCTGCTCCACGCTGGCGACGGCAGCGTCGATGGTCTTGTCCCACTCCGGCACCGGGATGTCGAGTTTGAGCGATTGCATCTTCGTCTCGACATTCTCCCACGCCCGGATCACGGAACTAGTAACGGATTCAGTCTTGTCCTGCACCCCACCCAGGTTCTGATCCCAGGCTCGCTTGAGCAGGATCACGGCCGCCACAATCGCCGCGATACCCAACACCCACGGCGAGGCGAACGCGGCTATGACGTTCATCGTGATCTGCAGGCCGCGCACAAGTTGCGGGAGGATCACCAGGAACGTCGAGAACGCAAAGCCGCCTGCCATCACCGCCGCCGTGAGCGTCCCGAACCGGAAAACCAGCTCTTTCTGCCGGTCATCGAGGCTATGAAACGCCCGCACGATGCCGTCGATTCGGCTGACAATGCGTTCCGCAACCGGCAGGAACGTTAACGCCCATTCCCGCGAGATAGCACCAAGACCGAGCCGCGTCCTGTTAAGTTGGTCCGAGAGAGCAGAAAGCCGATAAACCGCCTCCCTGTCCATCACCAGACCAAGAGACCTTGCCTCACGCATCAACTCCCGGATGCCCGCCGAGCCTTGACGCATGAACGGGACGAGCTGCCTACCCGCGTCGCTCATAAGCCCCATGAGCGCGGCGGACGCCTCAGTCTCGGACCCTAGCGC